AAGGAAGTCCGAGTTGTTGGAGGTAGTGCCTCCACCGTTAAGTTGTTCGTGTTTCCGTCGTAGTGCTTCTAGATCAATAGCCATAGTAGTTTCCTCAGTTGTATAGTTTAGTTTCTGCGCGTCGGTTGCTTGACATTTGTACAATCATGTCTTTCTTGTGCTCAAGAGCCCGACACAAACCCTTGAGAACCTCGTACCTGAACGAAGCTTCGTTCAGATCCTTGCTCGCTGTGATGTAAGCCTCATCGCTCATAACCAGATCATCCAGGTCCTTTGCTGTAAGCTTTACTGATGATGCGTTCTTGTGCCCTGCTCGAAGCTTCGCGGTAAGAGCATTCACATCAGTCTGCAAGTCATTGTACTCATGCTTTGCAGACGCCATCAGTCCATGATAGTAAGAGTACATGGAAGCTTGATGAGACATTTCCGTTTCAATTTGGTTTTGGTTAACTTTAGAGATCGCCTCAGAGATCTCTTTGTAGTTGTCCCAGCTAAAGTTAGTAAGAAGTTCGTGTATTTCCTGATCGAGCATTCGCTGATCCTCCAGTAGAAGTTGAATTAGTTGTACTACTATTAGAGACGAACTGGTCTACCGTTTTACGACCTTCTCTAGAAAAGTCGTCAGAATTAAGGGGAGCGGATGATCCTGTGCGAAAAGTGGGTTCATATTTCCTATTGTACTCTTTCGCTGTAACTAAAGTTAGGTTTGCATTTTCATCTGCTGCTATGTAATCTCCCGGCTTTCCGTAAAACGTCCCTCTACCTGGATCAGGTTGATTGAACTGACACAGGCTAAAAACTTCATTCATTAGATAGAATCTTTGTGTTTTTGTTTGCCGGGCAAAAGAATTGCTAGGAATAGAGGTAAATACCCACCTATTGTCTCTTCTTACAGCTATTCTCCTGTAAACCTTAGGTGGTTTGTTGTATATGTCATACGGTTTCATTGATAATTTGAAATAATTTTGGGTTAAGGTTTATTAGCATCAGCCAACCTCTAGAAATTAGAGTTGTCATCTCTTCGTTGGTATGCGGAGAAACAACACCAGTCTCCTCATGGCCCCCCAAACCACAAAGCTCAAGAACAATGTGAGTAAGCTCATGGACCAAAGTTTCTCTGGCCGTCTCATGGTCCATATCCTTCTCAAGGGAAATAACACCCTTGTCAAAGTCTGCGGAACCATAACACTTTTCACTAGCCTCTCTCAATCCTCTCTTAATATTTAGTGTATAAGAACGATATCCTACCAAAACTTCTGTGATACCTTCCTCGACCAGTCTATCCAAAATATTATGCTGCTTAGTCGGCATCATACCCTCCATCAATCTCAGTCATTCTAAGAGTCCCGTAATCCACACCCATATGCACAGAGAACCTGGGCCGTCCGTTGCGGGACTTAATTACATAGGCACGCATGACACCATTGTCGAACTCTTCCTCTGACTGATTCAGTGACATTGCGAAATCGCAGGTACGAATCTTGCCGTAGCTATCCCCCAACTCTGCGTCTGTAATAACCTGAACCATGCGCCCCTGCCTGTTAGTCTGCGTGGCCGTCCAAACAAGAATGTTGAACTCCATAGCCACACCACGAACCTCTTCAGCGATGCGCTGCTGGGCGAGGTACTCCTTCTCAATCTCACGCACCGGACGCATAAGCTCAAGGTAATCAATAATTACAAGATCGGGGCTGAACTCGTCGTAGTTTTGTAGCTGAACTAGAAGATTTCGGACGGTGTTTGATGATGCCTGACCCGTAGGAAACTCCTTGATTACTAGGTCGCTGCCTGGGAACCGCTCCTTGAACATGTTGAGCCTCTCCTTGACCGTAAGCTGCGAAGACGGATCCTTGAGCTTGAACTGCGGTACGAGCGTAGTCACCGAGTCGAACCGCTGCGCGATCTTATCCTCGCTCATCTCCAGAGAGACATATAGCACCTTCTGCCCCTCCATCATCGCCTGTACGCCCTGGTTTACTAGGTACAGTGACTTGCCCACTCCAGGAGGCGCTACAACCATAGCAAGCTCCTTCTTGCCTAGGCCCCCTTCTAGGGACCTGTCGATAGACGGCAGCACAGTCTTATACTTCTCCTTCTTCTCCTCGTTGAAGGTTCGGTCCCAACGCATATGGATGTCCGAGAAGTAGTCCTGGCCTGTGTCCACATCTCGATGGACGAGGAGGGCCTCCTTTACCAGAGCCTCAACCTCTTCCATCCGGTCTTCCTTGACCAATGAGATGCTTTCCGCGATAGCAGACTTCATGGCTTCCTTCTTGGCGAAGGTCTCCACGATGTCCAGCATGTACTCCGAGTTACTAATCGTAGCCTCATCGAGGCCGTTGATATAGGTAAGCTCGTCGTCATAGTCTGACACGCTCTCCCTGGACCCAAGCTTGTCCTTCACATCCTGAAGGATAAACTCGTCCGTAGGCAGCTTGCCATACTTTTCATAGTAATTACGAACAGTTGTAAAGATCCGCGCATGAGACGGATACTCAAAGTGTTCCGGCTTTACGAGGTTGACGATTTGCAGGTAGAAGTCCTTGTCAGACTTTAGAAAGTAGAGGATTCCACGCTGAATGTTGTCAGAGAAATCGTAAGCCATTTTTACTATTGTTGTTTCTGTGGTTTTTTTATGTCTAGTTTGGTGCTGCCAATGTCTTTGGCACCTTTTTGGTTAGCTACATCATAGGCTTGCTGTGTGAGTTTTCCAGCCCTTTCTATCTTTTCCGATGTCTCTTTATCGGAAAGCTTTCTAGCCTTGCCGTCTCTAGCCAAAGCTTCATAGTTAATATGCGCTGGTTTGTACCTGAAGCTTTCATCATTCATAGCGTCCTTACTTGACTGAATACTTCCCTCCAGCCATCGGTCAGCGGCAGTTTTGTCCCACCCCTTCTCCGCATGTTTTTTAAACCTTTGCCTAACGGTATGAAAGTCTCTATCCTCACCCCAACTGTGTTGAAGGTTTTGGTTAGCATAATACCTTTCCGATAGTTTTTTACACTTCGGACATCTACTTCTATCAGGAGCTTTGCCTACTGGGAGATCTCTCTCCCAGTAGACGTTACAATCCTGGCATATCCATTCAAATATTGCCATCAGTCTTCCCAGTATGGGTCGTCGTCCCTCGGAAGGGGCTCCAACTCAGCAGTCTCCTCCAGTGGCTGCACATGCGTCTCCTGATTGGACTGCGGCTTCGACAGGCTCTGGCTTTGACATGTATTTTTCAATATTTTCCTCCGTTAGTGCGATTGCTTGTAGTGGTTCGTTACCTTTTGATCCTGCTCTGTAGACAGTAAGACCCTTCAGGTACGGCGAGAAGTCTAGAGCCGCTTGTGAGAACTGCTCTGGAGTTGCCTCCGCAGGAAGGTTGATCGTCTTGGAGATGCAAGAATCAATATACTTCTGAATAGTAGCTTGGACTTTGATGTGGTCCTCAGGTGCTACGTCATAAGCACCGACGAATGGAGAGAGGTCCTTACCCTGCTCGTAATACTCTTGGAAGAGCGGATCGACGACAAGAGACTCCTTCCAGACGTTAGCCTGACGGTAGCGCCTATTATACATAGCAGAGAAGATAGGCTCAATGCCACTAGAAAGACCGAAAAGCATGGACGTAGTGCCACAGGGCGGGATCGTAAGCATGACCGCGTTGCGAACTCCGTGCTTCTTGATTAGCATTCGAATACGAGCGGGGAGCGTCTTAGCGAACTCCTCGTCAAGATACTTCTTGTAATCAAACTCGGGGAACGGGGCCTTGTCCCTGGCGAGATACACCGACATCTTGTATGCCTCGTCACGCATGGTGCTAAATAGGCGCTCAAGGAACTCAAGGCACTTCTCAGAACCATATCGTAAGCCAAGGCGGATAAGCATGTAGTGAAGGCCCGTTACACCAAGACCAACTCGACGCGAACGCTCTGCAACGGTCTTGCACTCCTCGGTCGGGAATGTGTTTACCGTAAGCACGTTGTCAAGGAAGCGAACACCTGTGCGAACTGTCCTAGCGAAACGCTTCCAGTCGATGTCTGAGCCGTCCTCAAGAACCATGTTGTCTAGGTTAATGTTACCTAGGCAGCAGTTACCGTAAGAAGGCAGAGAGATCTCACCACACGGGTTGGTGCTATCAAGGTCCTCAAAGTACGATACGTTGGTGTAGCTGTTAGCTAGATCAATGTTATAGATACCAGGATCACCAGACTCTACAGAGTTCTTCCAGATGCGATCCCAAAGCTCACGCGCCTTCATATCTCTCTTGCCCTGCATCTCGAAGGTGTCAGTCCAAGCAACCTTGTGGAAGTTTTCAGCCCTGGCAAGAGCGTCCTCTTCATCTAGACCGATGATACGAAGAACCTCACCGTCACTGCTGCGAATGACATCGTAGAGGTGGTACTCCTTGTTGTTAAAGCTGAAGTACCAATCCTCACCAAGCTCGACAGCCTCAAGGAATCGGTTGGTGATAGCAACAGAGATGTTGAAGTTGTTTAGCTGGCCCTGATCTAGCTTGACAGAAAGGAACTCAAGAAGGTCAGGGTGAGTGACGTTAAGGATACCCATGAGCGCAGTGCGACGGTTCTTACCAGCGCGGACGTGCTCACCAACCTCATTGATCATCTTGAGGACAGACACGGCACCTGGGGCTGAGTTAGCCACGCTACCAATGTTGTCGCCCTTAGGACGAAGCTTGGAGACGTTGAAGCCTACACCACCACCAGCACAAGAGATGCGGTACATGTCCTGCACTGTCTTGCCGATGGAGTCTACATTGTCCTCAGGGATGATGACGTAGCAGTTAAGTAGATTGTGACGACCACGGTTACGACCTGCGCCAAAGATGATACGTCCACCAGGGATCAGGTCCCCAGAACCGATAGCATCGTAAAAAGCTTTCTCTACGCGCTCTTTATCCTCATCAAGCTCCGCAGAGGCAATGGTTTTTGCGATGACCTTGGCCCGCTCGGACCACTTAGTTTCGCCTGGGTAGGCGTATCGAGATTCAAAAATTGATTGACCGAGAGGGTCTAGATTTGCATTTGCCATAATTATTTTCCTATAGATAGTTTAGATGTGCCGTTGGACTTTATCATAGTCACGGTCTTCGCATTGTCCATTAAAGATTTGAGGTAATTATTGTGAGTAATTACATACAAAGTCTTAGACTTCTTTAGTTCTGAGAGTAGTATGTAGAGTCCCTCCATTCCCTCTGCGTCCAAAGATTCCGCGATTTCATCGAAAAACATAATATTAACGTCTTCGGTGTTCGAGATCTTGAGGAGGCTCTGTAGCCCCAGCATGACCGCTAGGCTGATCTTCTTCTTCTCTCCTCCTGACAAAGAGATGTAGTGAATGGTGTGACCCTTGTGTGTGATGGTTTCAGACAAGGACTCATCGAACTCAATGAAGAACTTGCCTTGGGATAGGTGTGAAAGGTAGAAGTTAACCTTGGCATTGAAATACTCAAGGATATTTCTGATAACAAATTTTACTACACCGTTCTCAGAGAATGCTTTCTCCCAGAACTTCATGATCTCGTAGTTGGTATTGTAATCACCACGCTCATCGTAAACATTCTGTAGCTTCTCCAGAGTCTGCTCCTTCTGACCCTCAAGGAATCGGATCTTATCTTCAATAGATTTGTACTCAGTTACTAGGCTGTAGTCTTTAGGATCAACCACCACTTCCTTGTAGCTTTCGTTTAGCTCCCTTAAATCTCGCTGAATACTTTCAATCTCAGCATCGAATGCCGCCATTTTGTCGGCTAGAGAGCCTTCATCCATAGCCTCCTTGACCTTCTGCCCGCATGATCTACAGGTCTTCGCCCTAGCATTCGCTAGGAAGTCCTGTGCTCGCTTCTGCTCGCCTTTGAGCGTCCGCACGGCATCC